TTCAACTGAAGGCGGGCTACAAAAAATGCGCCTGATTAACGAGCCAGATTTATTCAGGTTGATTGTTCACAGCCAGTTACCGGCTGCCGAGCAATTCGAGAAGTGGGTATTTGAAGAAGTCTTGCCGACCATTCGCAAGACAGGGAGTTACCAAACCAAAACCACTAAACCGTTATCGCCTTCTAAGCAAATTACCGAAGCGGCCAAAGTCTTTAAAGCCAACTATTCGATTATGCGGCTGATTGGTTGTGATCAAAATGGCGCAGCGATCAGTGCCAATCAGGCCACACACAAAACCCTTGGCGTGAATTTGTTGGAACTGAACGAGCGCACGCACTTAGTCGCCGAAAACCAAGACAGCGGTTACTACATTCCCGCTGAGCTAGGCCAGCAGATAGGGCTTTCGGCTATCAAGGTCAACCGACTGTTAGCTGCTGCCGGTTTGCAAGAGCGCTTTGGCGAGGACTGGGAAGCCACGGCAGCCGGCAAAGCGCACTCACGCCGCTTTGACACGATGCGCAGACACAGCGACGGCACGCCGGTCACGCAACTTAAGTGGGCTAGGAGCGTGCTGCCCTTGATCCAAACCCCGCCCTTCCAGCAAGCCGCGTGATGAATCCCTATATATAAGGAGTGAAGGTTATGCGTGAACATCTGTTTTTCCCCACCACACCCAAGATCACCGTAAGCGCCAATGATGAGATGATCCAGATTAATCAATATTGGGAGCAGCTAGGCGCAGGCATAGAAAACGCAAACGTGCACCTGCCTAGGCAATTATTTATTCCTTTTATTGAAGCGCTATTTGCGCGAATGAACACCGAAGAAATTGCACAAGCGCGCGTAGTTTGTGATAAGTGGCAAGAGATTATCGCCTATGAAGAACAAGAAGCCTTGAACGCATCAAGGGAGGATAAACCATGAGCGAAGTAAGCGAAGTGCAAGAAATTGAAATAAAAGGGCTGTATTCCTACGAGCGTCATTTAGGTGACTACGCCAAAGATACCGGTCATCTCAGTCTATTAGAACACGGGGTTTACACGATTTTGACCGACCGCTGTTTTGCCAGCGGCAAACCCATTCCAGAAAAGCAAATCTACCGGTATGCACGCGCCCAAACAAGCAAAGAGAAGCGCGCCGTTGATGCCGTTTTGGATGAATTTTTTTCACTGGAAGACGGTTGGTATTTCAGCCATATGGTGCAAGCCTATTGGCAAGCCAAGGACAAGCGGGCGCAAACGAGCAAAGAAAACGGCAAGTTAGGCGGTCGTCCACCAAGAAAAACAGACGAAACGGATAAACATAACAATAACAATAGCTTAGAAAACGAAAAACCTAATCAAAACCTAACTAAAACCTATCAAGAACCTAATCCTAACCTAAAAAAACCTGTTCCTTTATCCTTTAATCCTTTATATAAATCAAAAGCGCAGCAGCAGCAGCAGCTTAGGGAGGCGCGCGTAAACGCGGCGCCTGCCAACCTGCCGGTGGACGATTCGCCTACTGAAAAAATTTCTGCCAAGCCAACGCCCGCTGCTGAGGCTGAACCGGCCAGCACGCCACTGCCTACGGCTGATCTGCCAACAGCGAGCAAGGCAGCGCGTGGCCCTGCTGACCCCCTGCCTGAAACCTCACACCACCCGGCAGCGCCTGAACCCCGTACTGCCACGGCAGAACCGGTGCCTGCTGACCTGGCTGCTGATTCTGAAAACGACCTTGCCGCGCTGTGGGAGCAGTTGACACCCCAGCAGCGCTACGTGGCAGCCCAACAGGCCGGTGCGCGTGACGCTGAACAATGCGCCGTGGCGGCGTGGTGGCAATTTAGCCAAACGGGTCAGCAAATACTGACCGATGTCCTGCACGCTATCGGCGTTTTGCCGACGAATGGGGAGGCGGCAACGGGAACGTCCAGCCCGGTATCCGATAACTTGCCCCACCCAGAACAGCCAGAAACGGCCATAGAATCGCCGCTAACTGATGAGAATGGGGGCGAGAAGGGAATCATCCATGCCAACCCCGTGGATGCGAAAAATGATGATTTAAAGACGGTTTCTGCAAACCCGGTTGTAACCGACCCCGTGCCGATCAACGATGCGGCCCATTTGCGCACCATGGGCGTACCGGAAAGCATTGATGTGGCCGTGTGGCAGAACTTTGAAGCCGGTTTACGCGAAAAAGGGCATTGGTCTAGCGCGGCCTGTTTCACGCTGGCCCGGCAATTACGGCACACCATTGAGGCCGGTGCCGATGGCAACGCCCTGCTGGAATGGGCGACCGTGCGCGGCTTGATGGATTTGCCCGATGCGTGGCAGCGCATGCAAGACGATGCGGCCAAGCGTGAACGCAACACTACCGAAACGGTTACTGAAACCGTTACGGGAACCCCTACGGAAACGGTTAGCCAAACGGTTACGGAAACCCTTGCCGAACCGTTAGCCGAACCCTTGCCGCAACCAACGACCGATCACAGCGACAAACCGAGCGAAAACCTAAACCAAACCGATTCAAAACCTAAACAAAACCTAGAAAAATCGAATAAGGGCAAAAAGAAAAAGGAAAAAAGGGAAACGAAAAAGCCTCATGATGTCAGTGATGACACATGGGCGGATTTTGTTGAACATCGCAAAAATCGCAAAAGTTTAGTTACTGAACGGGTTATCGAGATGTTTAGAAAGCAAGCGCAAAAGGCCGGTATTTCATTAGATGAAGCGATGCAAATTTCTGTAACACGCGGCTGGATTGGTTTTGAAGCCGAATGGTTAGAAAGTGCAAAAAACAAAAGAATGCACCACGCAGGTAATGTGGCTGCTCACTTAATGCCTAATGCTTCTGGTCGCTTACCCGGCGAATCCGTATCTGATGCCGCTTTGCGTGTGTACTTAGAGGATTTGAAAGAACAAGGTATTTCTCATGAAGGTTCACCCGTCCTTGGATTATTAAATACCCAGCCTGCCCCGGCTATTCCTGCCTTGCCGCTTATTATTAATGAAGAGAATGAAGATGAACAATTCGACGCAGCCCTTGCTTCCTGAAATCCAAGCGATCAAAGGTATTTGGTTAGCGATGAACAGTATTTATGGGCATCGTTGGAATTCCAGTTATGGATTAACGCCTAATACCTTACATATAGATATATGGCAGCAAGGCTTAGAAGGATTGGATGAAAACCAAATCAGAACAGGTCTTCGAGCGTGTTATAAACTGACCGATGAATGGCCGCCTTCATTACCGCAATTTAGAAAGCTATGTTTAGCGATTCCACCTTTTATACTGGTTAAACAGAATATAGGCCAATTAGAACGCACCGCCTTTACGCAGTTTGTTATGGGTTTTCTTGATCATTGGCAATACCGGCAAGCTGACCAATATCAGGCTGAAAAATTACTGCGCAACGCCTATGAATTAGCGGTTTATCAGCGGATGAATGGAGCCGCTTTACCCAAACCGCCAACGGCTTTTTTAGCAAATGAAACCAAACCCAAATACGCCCCCTTTATGAGCGAAGCGGAAATACAAGCCAATTCACTGGCTGCTGAAAAAGCGACAAAGGAAATTAAGGAGATGTTTGGCTGGCAATAAATGATGAATGAGGGTCATGATGGATTATCTTATTACCTGCTTATAATGGAGCTATGAGATAATCCCCTTCATTGAATGCTGCCGCGTATGAAGTCGAAAATGAATGAACCAACCATTATGACCGCTGCGCACACCTCATTATATGGCGGTGCGGGGTTATCGGTATTAGGTGGATTAACCGCTAATGATGTATTGGCCTTTTCAGGGTTTGCCAGTGCTATAGGTGGTTTATGTGTGCAGGCGTATTACAAGCGTAAAGATGAGCGCCGCAAACAAAACGATGAACAGCGTAAGCAAAATGAAGAACAGCGCAAACAAATACTGCATGATTTGGCCGTCACTAAACTGCAAAAGGAATTGCAGTCGTGAATACACGGAATAAAGTCGGCATTAGTTTGGCCGTTGCGATTATCGCCGCGCCGTTAATTATGCAGTGGGAAGGGTTAAGGCAAGCGCCCTACCGTGACCCCGTTGGCATATTAACCGTGTGTTATGGGCATACCGGTTCGGATATTATCGAAAGTAAACGCTATAGCCATGCCGAATGCAAGGCATTATTAGATGCGGATATGGCTATTGCCAATCAGGCAGTTAATCGTTGCTTACCCATGCCTAAATTAGATCATATTGAAGCGGCATTAACCTCAGCCACATTTAACTTAGGGCCAAAAGTAGTATGCGGTTCAACCTTGCAACGTAAAGCCTTGGCGAATGATTGGCCGGGTGCGTGTGCGGAATTAGCCCGCTGGAACCGCGCCAGTAACCGGGTACTACGTGGCTTAACCTTGCGCCGTTTAGACGAACAAGCGGTATGCGAAGGTAAAGCGCGAGTATGAAATCCTTATATGTATTGATTATCTTGGCGGTCTTTAGCGGTGGTATTGCTGCCGGTTATCAATGGCGTGATCAAGCGGCACATTTAGAACAGATACAACGCGAAAGTCATTACAACGCGGCCTTAGCACAGGCGCAACACCACGCCCGGCAACGGGAACAATCGCTGCAAAAACACATGGAATTAGTAACTCATGATGCACAAAAACAAGTGGATGAGGTTATTAGTCTTGAGCGCGCTGCTGCTGATTCAAGGGTGCGCGAGTTGGCACACACCTATGCCGCCGGTAGTCGAACCGGTACAGATTCCTCCACTGCCAGCGGTTGCCACGCAGAAAGAAAGCGCGCCGCACTGCTTGCCGAATTGCTTACAGAACTTGATGAACTTTCGGCAGTCTTTGCAACGCAAGCTGACCGAAACCGAATAAGTGGCAAAGCGTGTGAGGCCGCGTATATGGCCCTACGTGATTAAATAAAGATAATAGTAAAGAATATGCCGAGCAAACCACCCCGTCATCAACCCTTACCTCAATCCACTCAAGTTCATGCAATAGCAAGTCATTATGGTCAAGGGCGCGGCGGACGGCCATGGCGCAGGTTACGTGAGAACGTATTACGCCGTGACGGGTATTTATGCCAATGTCTTTTATGTAAAGAAAGTGCGCTGCCTTTATTAGCCGATGAAGTGGATCATATTATTCCCTTGGCGCAAGGCGGCAGTAATGAGATGACAAACTTGCAAGCGATCAATCGTATTCATCATCGAATCAAAACACAAAAAGAGATCGCCAAACGATTAAGTAAAACGGTATAATATGATTTATTTTTGATTATCTTTTGAATAAAGATTTTCCCCCACGGGGGAGCGCGAAAGTAAAACAAAAACGAGGGGTCACCGGGCTGCCAGCGTTTTTTTTACGCCGTCAGTTGGCAATTTCAAAATTTTCATCCTCATTGGCTTAGCAGCAGTTCGTTCATGGCAAACCCACGTAAACCGGCCAATCTAAAGTTAGTTAGCGGAACCCGGCGCGCTGATCGTGATGCCGCTGCTGTTGAATTACCTCTTGTGATGACCCCGCCCCCGGCCCCGGATTGGTTACCCAATGCCCATGCCGTCAATGAGTGGAACAGGCTAACGGCCATTTTGCAGGCCAATCACTTATTAACGGAAGGGGGATTATCGGCTTTGGGGCAATTATGTGCTTTACATGGAAAGTTGGTTCAGTCGTATCACGCGGGAACCACACCCAATGCCGCAATGATTGCCCAATTGCGTGGTTTTCTAAATGATTTTGGTTTAACCCCGGTTGCACAAAATAAAGTCGGCATGGCGCATAAACCACACAGCCAAGGCAATCCGTTTGCCGCGTTGGATACTGTGAATGCCACAAAAGGGTAATACACTCGATTATGTCGCCATCGCATTGACCTATGCGCAAGAAGTTGCACAGAATAAAGGTCGGGTACACGGTCATTGGATTCAACAAGCCGGTAAACGTTTTTTAGCCGATATAAAACGGGCGAAGAAAAAGAAAGGCGCGCCGTTTATTTTCTCCCCCTCTCATGCTAACCACGTGTGTCAGTTTATTGAATTGCTGCCTCACGTAGAAGGCGTTTGGTTAAATACCGATGGCAGCGTGCAAAAAACATTGCGCTTGCACCGCTCACATATCTTTTTTCTGGTGCAGTTATTTGGTTTTCGTAAACACGATGGTAGCCGCCGCTTTAGTACGGCTTTATTTGCCGTGGCACGCAAGAATGCCAAGTCCACATTATCCGCAGCGGTATTGCTGTATTGTTTATGCTGCGAAAACGAACCCGGCGCGCAGCTTATTTCAGCGGCCACAACCGGTAGCCAAGCGCGGATTATTTTTAATATCGCCAAACGTATGGCCGAGAGCACCCCCGCCTTGCGTGAAGCCTATGGTTTAAGTTGCTGGGCCAATGCGATTAGTCGCTTAGAAATGGGCGGCAGTATTAAACCGATTAATGCCAAAGCCAGCACACAAGACGGTTTAAATCCTTCGCATGTGGCTCTTGATGAAATTCATGCGCATAAAACGGCTGACTTATTAAATGTATTGCAGTCGGCTATGGGCGCACGCGCTAACCCCTTATGGTTATATACCACCACCGAAGGCTATGAAAACCCCGGCCCATGGGGCGAATTACGCCAGTTTGCGCATAACGTATTAGATACTGTATTTAGCGGTGATGCCGATCATTTTTTAGCCATTATTTATGCGGTAGATAATAAGGATCGTGATTTTGATGAAAGCGTTTGGCATAAAGCCAATCCCTTATTAGACGTTAATCCCCACTTATTAACCGCTATTCGTTCTAATGCCTTAGAAGCGCAAGCCATGCCGTCTAAATTGGCGGAATTTCATATTAAACGGCTTAACCGGCCCGCCGCCGCTGCAGATGGGTTTATTTTATTACCTAAATGGAATGCCTGCGCCGGTAAAGTTGACCTTGAACGTTTACGCAATGTGCCGTGCTGGGGTGGTTTAGATTTGGCCTCTACCAGTGATTTAACCGCCTTACGTTTAGTTTGGCGAGTGGATGGAAAGATAATCACCTGGGGCCGTCGCTGGGTTCCCGAATCGGCTGTTAAACAGCGCACAGAACGCGGCAGCGCGCCGTATGCAGGCTGGGTCAATGCCGGTTTAATCGAACAAACACCGGGCGAAGTAACCGATTATGCCGTGATTGAAGCGGCTATTTTACACATATACGAGACATTTAATTTAGAGGCGTTGGCCTTTGATCGCTGGAATTCGTATGAATTATCACAGCGCTTGCAAATGGAAGACGTGCCAATGATTGAGTTTATTCAAGGCACTAAATCCTATCATCCAGCGATTAAAGAGTTAGAACATGCCTATATTAGCCGCCGTTTAATTCATGACAATGATCCGGTATTACGCTGGTGTGCGAGTAATTTAGTGATTAGGCGTGATGCTAACCTTAATATGGCCCCAGATAAACGCAAAAGTGCCGATAAAATCGACGATATAACCGCGCTTTTAATGGCTATTGGTATATCGGCCAATGCCGAGCCGGAATATGATTTTAGCGGTATCCGCCTGTCATTGAATTAATATAATCACTTTAAGATTATAATAAACGCATGAATCTATTTATGAATGCGCGAGGCTGGTTAGCCGGTGGTTTGCGTCGTTTAATTGGTCTGCAAATATCATGGCCAAGTACACGCACTTTGCCCACAGCCAAACCGGTGACGTTTGATACGGCCATGCAGGTATCAGCCTTTTGGGCGTGCGCGCGTTTAATTTCTGAAACTGTCTCCAGTTTGCCAGTAAAACTATATAAAAAGAAGGGTAACAAGCGCCGTGCCGATGATTCCCATCCCTTATATCGGCTATTGGCACTGAAGCCTAATCGCCATCAAACCCGAATTGATTTTTTCTCTACGCTAGTATTAAACCTAATTACATGGGGCAATGCCTATTGCCATATTGTGCGCAATAACAGCGGGCAGATTATCTCTTTATTGCCGTTAATGTCGGCACAAATGGAGGTAAGCTTATTAGATGATGGTTCATTAATCTATCAATATACCCATAGCAAAGGCATAACTGTTTATGCTGAAAGTTCAATTTGGCATATCAAGTTATTAGGTAACGGTATTATGGGGTTATCGCCATTAAGTCATGCCGCAAGCAGTATTGGCTTAGCTATTGCTGCTGAAAATAGGGTTACAGCGGTATATCAAAGTGGGGCTAAACCCAGCGGCGTTTTAATGTTAGATAAAACAATAAGCCCTGCACAACGCGAAGAAATACGAGAAAATTTTAGAGACTTAGCTGAAGGCAATAATGACAGTTTAATGATTCTAGAGCGTCATATGAAATATCAATCGGTGTCAATGTCTCCGCAAGATATTGAATTACTTCAATCTCGCAAATTTCAAAATGAAGATATTGCCCGCTTCATGGGCGTTCCCGGTGTATTAATTAATGATACCAGCGGATCGACCGCATGGGGTTCAGGCATTGCGCAGATTATCGAAGGCTGGTACAAACTGGGTTTGCGGCCTTATTTAGAAAATATCGAATTATCTGCACTTTTAAATCTTTTTCCCGTGAAGGAACAAAAGGATTGGGAAATTGAACTCGATTTTGATGCCTTATTACGTGCGGATATGATTGCCCGTTATGACGCTTACGGAAAGGCGGTTAATAATGGATTACTTACCCCGAATGAAGCACGGGATAATGAAGGGCTTGAACCCTTACCCGGTGGCGATACGCTGCTAATTAATTCTGCGTTAGTTCCTATTACTCAAGCCGGGCAAGCACGTCAACTCATCGACCGCAAAGCGGAATAAATTACCTTTATGTCTACCGAATTTAAAACCCTGCCCTTAGCACAAACGCAGCTTAAGTTTACCGATAATCATACCAGCGCCTTTAGCGGTTATGCCTGTGTGTTTGGCGGGGTCGATGAGTATGGCGATACCATTTCAGCCGGTGCGTTTAGCGATGTCTTAGCCAAAAATAACACGGTTAAAATGTACTATAACCACCGCTGGTTATATGGCGAGCTGCCCGTAGGTAAAATGCAGTTAATCGAAGATAATACCGGTTTATTAGTCAAACATGCCGAATTTACCCCCGGATTGCCCCACGCTAACGCCGTTGCCAGCGCCATTAAACACGGTACAGTTGATGGCTTATCTATTGGTTTTCGTTTAAAAGAAGGCGATTTTTCTTATAAACGAAACAGCAAAGGGCGTAGTATTAAACGCATTGATGTATTACAAGAAGTCTCTATTGTCGATTATCCTGCCGATGAAGCCGCGCGATTAGTTGACGTGCGCCAAGCGATTAATGAGGCAGTAAGTTTAAAACAGATTGAACATGTCCTGCGCGAGGCCGGATCATTTTCCCGTAGTAATGCGTGCGCCTTGGTGTCACGTATTAAACATCTTGCCCACGGTGAGCGTGGTCAATTAAGTAAAACCGATGACTTGGTGACGATCATTCGCCAAGCCTTTGACCATCATTTAACCCCTGTGAGTAAATAACCGTGAGTGAAGAAACAGAAAAAACCCAAGAAATTAAACACGCCTTAGAAGAAGGTTTTAGAGCCGCTGAAATTAAAGCAGCGCAAACCGCCGCTCTTTTTGAGCAACAGCTTAAGGCGCAAAATGACGTGAATAGCGAGCTGAAAAAAGAGTTAGATAAAGCCGCTGCCGAATTAAAAACCGCTAGCAACCGGTTAACCGAATTGGAGCAAAAAGGCGTTGCCCCTATTTCAATCGATAAACCGGCCTTCAGTTTGGGGCAGTCTTTTATTAACGCACCTGAATTTAAATCATTAACCGATAGCCAGTTTTCCAAAGCCGCTGTAGAGATTAAAAATACCTTGCTGTCCGGGTTCGATACGGTATTGCCGCAAATTGATACCCGTTTGCGTACCGGCGCAGATATTCCGCAAACAGTGTATCATTCTTTGCCGCATGCCCCGGCAAGCAGTAACTCCATTCAGGGATTGCGTGAGGTTGGATTTGTTAATTCAGCCGCTGAAGTGGTTGAAGGGGAATTAAAACCCGAAAGTCATTTAAATTTTGCACCATGGGATTTGCATATTCGCACCATTGCCCATTGGATTAAGGTTTCTAAAAATCTATTGAATGATGGCCCGGCCGTGGCGGCATATGTAGATAATCGCTTGCGCCATGGGGTATTAGAACGCATTGATCAGCAATTAATACAAGGCGATGGTTTTAATCCAAATATTTCCGGTATTTTAAATCCGAATAATTACACGCAATATAATGCACAGCCCGGCGATAGTTTAATTGATGCGATTAATCGGGCTAAATACCAGTTATGGGGTGCAGGGTGGTTGCCGGATCAAGTGTATGTTAATCCGCTGGATTGGAGCGAAGTTGAAATTGCCAAAGGCAGCGATGGGCATTATCTATATGGTTTGCCCGGCACGTTAGCTAAAACCAATCTGTTTAATGTGAAGATTATTAGTTCCCCATGGGTATACCGCAATCATTTTGCTATTGGGGCTTTTAATCGTGCCGCAACCATTTGGAATAAAGAAACCGTAGGTGTAGAAGCCGGTTATGTGGATAATGATTTTACCAAAAACCTGATTACCTTACGTGCCGAGGCCCGTTTGGCTTTGGAAGTGTCCACCCCGTCAGCGATTTTAGGCGGTTCATTCCGTTAATCATTTTTATATAGTTTATCGGCTTTCTCTGTCTTAATAGGGCAGAGAAAGTAAATAAAATAAGCAGAGTAATTAAAATGAGTGAGATTAGCTTAGATACGGCTAAACAGCGTTTACGCTTAATCGGTACCTATTTAGATGAAGATGTGCAACTGGCAGTAAACAGTGCGGAAAGGGAGGCGCTGAACTTTATGAATCGCCTTACCTTGCCGCGTGATCCGGTACCCGCCGGTAGCCCGCCGTGGGCTGTGGGGGCATTATGCCCTGATGTAGTGGAGGCAGTATTATTATTAGTACGCGCCAGTATTGATGCGCTTAATCCAGAGGAAATCATTGGTTATCGACGCGCGGCTGAAATCAAACTGTTCCCCTATCGGCATAATATAGGCGTATAAACATGAGTTTATCTGCACGCTTACGCCATACTATTAGCTTTGAGCGCAAAGTGATTAGCCGCAATGCCCATGGTTTGATTAATGAAACATGGGAAACGGTGGATAGGCCGGGTATTGGGTTATTAAAAGAGATACCGGCACAGGTATTAACCGGCCCCGGTCGTGATGAAACAATACAATCGGGTCAAAAACAATCGGAAGTGGTTGCACGGATTACCTTACGCTGGTTTCCCGGTGGTATTGATCCGGCATGGCGTATTATCTGGGATGGGCAGGTATTTAATATCTTAGGCTTGCCGGAAACTGATGCCACCGCCCGGCGTGAATACCGGATTAAATGCCGTGCCGGTATAGGCAATGGGGGATGAAAACGGAAATACGATTATCTGGTTTGGACGGTGTATTAGACAGTTTAAAACACTTACCAGCGGATATTGTGAGTAAAAACGGTGGGCCGGTTAAACTGGCCTTAGCCAAAGGGGCGCGGTTAATTCGAGATCAAGCGCGGATAAATCTAAATGCGGCTATTCAACATGAACACGGCGATAGCACCGGATTATTAGAACAAAATGTTATCGCTTCACGTGGCAAAGCGTTATTAAAAGGCAATGGTGAACGGTATTTAGTGCGCGTGCGACGCAAAGCCTATGATGGGGAAAAAATCGGTAAGCGAGAAAAGGCCGGTAAACGCGTGACCACACAAAAAACCGCTCACTTACTAGAATACGGTTCCTCACGTCAACTACCGCGCCCGTGGTTACGCCCGGCCTTTGCCGCGCAAGCAGAAAATGCTATTCGTACTATTGAAACCGACTTAGCCCGCCGCATTAAATTACTCATTAAAAAGCACAGTTTGCGTGATAAGTAATTAGTCTATGTTTCCTAATATCTATAATCTACTTAATCAGCCTGAAATTACGGCTATTGTGGGTGATCATATTGGGCCGTTTGGCACGATAACCCAAGGCACCCCCGCACCTTATATTAGCTTTCATCTGGTAGGCCACACGCCGTATGCGCAACTTTCTGGTCCGCCATTATCGGACAGTTATCTGTTTCAGATTGATTGTTGGCATACAACGCAAGACGGTTGTTATGCCTTAGCCAAAGCCGTTAGGGGTCGTTTAGATAATCAAAATAACCCTAATCAGGTTATACTAATGACCAAAGAAAGTGATACTGAACTTTATAGAATCAGTTTACAAACTACTCTTATCTATCAGCGTTAATAACGAGCTAACACCATGGCAGAAAAAGGCACTGTTGAAACCCAAGGCACGCAATTATTTACCCTTGATTTTGCGGCCACACCGGTAGATGTCCTAAAGTTTGCCTGCCCCACCGGAATTACCGGCATGGGGGATACGACCGATCAAATAGAAGATACCTGTTTAGAGGATAAAGTGCGCACCTATAAACAGGGTTTAAGTACGCCGGGGCAATTATCCGTTCCCTTTAATTTCATTCCTCGAACCCGTTCGCAACAACTCTTATTTACCCTAAAAGATTCGGGAAAGATTTTGCCGTGGTTAGTGGGGTTATCCGATGGCACGGACTTACCTACATTAAATGGCAGCAATGATGGCTTTATCGTCCCTGATACACGCACGTGCATAAGCTTTAGTGGGCATATTGCCGGGCTAGAATTGGACATTGCCCTTAATGAAATTATTCGCGGCACCTTAACCATTCAGCGTAGCGGCCCGGCAATTGTGCATTGGAAGCCGGTTTATCCCTAATCTAAATGGCATTTAAAATGATGAATATTGATCAATTTCTCGTCAGTAAACAACCACTTGAACGGCAAGTAACCTTGCCCGATGGCACGCAACATACCTTATATTTTTTAGAGCCTACAGCGGCAGATATTCGCCGTATTATTTTTGCAGAACAAAGTAACGATGAAAACCAGCGGCTGTATGCTTCACAAGAACTGGTTGCTGCCTGTTTATATGATCCTATATTAAAACGCCGGGTATTTGATGACCCTGATCATCCTCATAAACACCGTGAACTTAAATTTGAGGCCAGTGAAGCGATGGCTAGGGCTATACTGGATATAGCTAAAGTCCCCCAGCAAAAAAAAGCCTCTCCATAGAGGATATATTTAGGCATAAACTGGCTTTAGCATTAGGTAAATGTGTCTATGAACTCGATCATATGCCTTATAGCGAATATGAAAACTGGCGAAAATTTTATTTAATTCATCCGTTTGATGATTTTCACCGTTATTATCGACCCGCCGCCTTATTAGCCAGCTTGCACGCCACACAACAAAACACCGCTTTAAAAGCGGCCTTGGATTTTTTGCAGCCCAATCCGCTAGCGGCACATTTAAATGAAACAGATCGACGCACCCTAACTGCCTTTGGACTAAACCGCTTCAGTTAATAAGGAATGAATAACCTATGTCTAAAGCCGGATCGATTGTTATTGATTTATTGGCCCGCACAGGCAGTTTTATTACGGATCTAAAACGCGCTGAGAGCAGTTTAAAAAAGTTTGCCAAATCAGCTAAAGGGATTAGTTTATCCGTATCCGCGGCGACGACGGCCTTAGCGGTAATGGTGAAAAATAATATTTCAGCCATTGACGAACTGGCCAATAAAGCGGCGATGATTGGCACCACCACCGAGAAACTGTCTGGCTTGCGTTATGCGGCTGAACAAATGGCCGCCGTGGGCGCGGGTACCTTTGATAATGCCTTGCGCCGCATGACCCGGCGTATTCACGAGGCCACGCAAGGCGCTGGCCCCGCCGCCAAAGCCTTGGAACAATTAGGCTTAAGTGCCGCCGAATTGGATCGCTTGCATCCGGATGAACAGTTCAAACGGCTGGCCGATGCGATCAAAGCCACGCAAGACCAAGGCCAGCGCTTAGCCGTGACGATGAAGCTGTTTGATACCGAGGGCATGCCGCTGGTCAATATGTTGCGTGAAGGCAGCACGGCCATTGAGGACATGGAGCAGCAAGCCGCCCAATTAGGGCTAACTTTGGATGGGCAAACGGCGGCAGCGGCGCAGCATTTTGGCGCAGAACTGGGCAAGCTAAGCAGCATCAAACAAGGTTTTATTAACCAGCTTACCGTGCAACTGCTGCCGTCTTTGGTCGCGCTAACCGGGCATTTTCAAGGCACCAGCGAAGGCGCGCAGCGGCTGGGTGATTTGTCACGAGTGGCTGCAACCGGGCTGAAATTGGCGGCCTCCGTGGGTGTGTATGCTGCGCAAGCATTCAAAGCCGCCGCGCAATATGCAGGCGCACTAGGTGCGGCGATTGAGGCGGTGTTTAGTGGAGAATTTCAGCAGGCTAGAGCCATTATGAAAATGGCCGCCACTGATTTTAAGGAGGTTGGTAGTAATACGGGTTTACTATTACATGACATTTTCCAGGAAGTAGAAATTGACCCCGCTGGTTTGCCACAAAAAATGGTCGCACCGGTAGAAATGGGTTTACAGGAAATCAGCCGCGCCGGTACCCGTGCCGTCAAACAAACCCTGAGCGAAACCGAGCGCTTATATCAGCAAATTGAAGGCACGTTAGCCCGTTTAAAAGTAGACATAGACGGCTTTCATTTGGGCGAAAACGAGCGCAAAGTCTTTGAATTGCAGGTTGCCGGGGCCACGCCCGAACAATTAGAGCGTTACGGCGCATTGCTGAATGAACTCAGCGCCTTAAATGAGCAGCGCGAAAAAACGGCGCAAATAGAGGCTGAGCAGGCGCAAGCGCAGGGCGTGTTAGACCGGCTGAATGAGGAAATTGCCACGCTGGGCATGAGCCGCGAGGAACTGGAAAAACGCAACGCCCTGTTACAGGCCGGTGTGACGGCAGAGAGCGAGATGGGGCAAGCCATTTTAGGTACCGTCGATGCGTTGCAGCACCAGCGCGAGGCAATGAACCAGCAGATCGCTTTAATGGACGAGTTCAGAAACAGCGCCCGTGATGCCTTTGCCGATGTGCTTAGCGGCACGGCCAGCGCCAAGGATGCGCTGACGGGTTTTCTGGATACCGTGCGCCAGCGGCTGGTAAACATGGCCGCTGATCAACTCATGGAGCGCGCGTTAGGCGCATTGGGCGGCCTCGGCGGCGGTGCATCGGGTTCATGGATGAGCGGTTTAGGCGGTTTATTTGGCGGCGCACGCGCAACGGGCGGGGATGTGCTGGGCCAGCGCAGCTATTTGGTGGGCGAACGCGGCCCGGAATTATTTATTCCACGTACCACCGGCCACGTGTTGAACACCGAACAAACCCGCGCTTTAGCCGGTGCCGGTTCCAGCGTCGGGCGCAGCGTGAATCAAACGATTCAAGTCAAGATTGAAGGCCGCCCTAACCGCCGCACCCCGGAACAAATCGCCCGCCACGCGGGCCGGGAAACCCGGCGCGGCTTGTCACGGACGGGGTAGCTTGTGGCTATAATGAATATTATTCACTATAATTGCGACATGACTACTCTTGAGCGGCGCAGCAATTGGAAACTATCAATCTACGGCCGTGAACATGGTATGCCGCATATTCACGTAACCGGCCCGAACTTTCGTGCGTCTATTGCCATTACTACGGGCGCTGTTCTTGTCGGTCACTTGCCCGCCAAGGTATTGCAAGAAGTGCAAGATTGGTTAGCTATTCACCGTATGCAAGTATTGGAGAGTTGGCACATTCATAATCCTACTTTATAGGTGTATTAATCATGTTAAAAATAACCCATGTTGAGGCACTGCCGGATTATTGCTTGCGCGTATCACTAAGTAATAACAAAGTGATAATGCCTTGTGTTGCTGAATATCTAAACGTTCCCGGCTATGAAACATTAGATAAAACCTTTGAACAGGCGCACGTAGAAGAATGGGGACACAGCGTTGAATGGCCGGGCGATGTGGGTATCCCATTAACTGCACTTTATCGCTTAGCCAAAGAACAAACCGGCAAAGCGTATCCCGTGGATGCATTTAATCGCTGGATGAAAGAGAATGGTTTATCGGCTGCCGCTGCCGCCAAAGCATTAGGTTTAACCCGTCGAACGATTATTTATTACCATACCGGCGCAAAACCGATTCCGTTAGTAGTGGGGCTGGCTTGTGAAGGTTATGAAGCACGCCTGAAAATAGCCGCCTGAACCTTATTCTAAAGCGCCCTGTTGTACTTGCCTGGTTAGTTCATCTATTAAATCCCGAAAGCGCTTTAGATAAGCGCAAATACTAGGAATGCTTTGCTGCTGTAAAACCCGTTGTATCCAAATATCGCGGGTTAATGTGGCTTTGAAATTATTAAAAAATAGCTCTTTAACCTGTTCATCATTGGTACGGATTCCCTCAATAGAGGGCTGATTAGGTTTTTCCGCTGGAAAGTATTGCGCAGGTGATAAATTGTAATGATTATGCCGGATTTGTTCGATTGTGGCACAAACTTCTGCACCTTGCTCATTAATAAAAACAACCGATTGTGTTGGTTGCTTGTGCAGTAATAAAGCAACGGTTGCAATGGTGGTATCTTCAAACGTTTTAGGTACAATACTTTGTATGCGATGTATATAACCGTTTTCAACTAACCAAGCGCGGATTTTTCCTTCGGCATTACCACGATACAAAATACCTGGAAAATTAATAATGACGGCATAACCATTATCATTTAAATAGTGCAGGCAGTGCAAAATAAAAGCATAATCGGCTTTAGTATTCGGTGCTGCCGCTGGTGCGTTATGAAAACGTTTATCCGTTTTCCATATTGTGTTATCCCATTTAATTGAAAAGGGAGGATTAGCTAAAACCAAATCAAAGCGCTTATCAGTAAAGGCTGGATGCGTAAGCGTATCAGCATGAGCATAATGGAAATTTTTAAGCGTTTTTGCGGCAATTTCTAGCTGGGATAGATTAATATCTTGCCCGTATTTTTCGCATTGATCATCCACTACACAAAACAGATTACCAATGCCACAGGTGGGATCATAGGCTGTTTTAATGTGAGATAAACCAATGTCTTGCGTAATTCTGGTAAAGACCTGTTTAAACGCTTCAATGGGCGTATAAAAAATGCCTTCGCTTTTAAGTTTGGCAGTGAGATTAGCTTTATTGAATATCACAGCAACCGATTTTGAATGATTTTATAAAAGAGAGATAATAATCCTTTTTAGAGAAAACAAACTATGTCTTTCATCAATCATCGGTTATCGCGCCGGGTCGCCTATGGTTTTGAAGGTGGCCCAGAATGGAATACACGCATTATTGAGCTTGATAATGGCATGGAAGTGCGTAACGGCCAGTGGGCGTATCCGCGTCATCGCTATAGCGCGCAGTATGTCCATTTAGATGAAACTGCGCGCAATGCGGTCATTCATGCCTTTCATGCCGCCCGTGGCCGGTTATATGCGTTTCGCTTTCAAGATTGGAATGATTACCAAGCCAACGATGAAATACTGTATGTCAAACCCGGCACACGCACGCCGGTTCAATTAAGTAAAACCTATAGAATGGGGAATGTCGCCAGTGTGCGACCGGTTCGTGCCATTGTCACGGCCACGGTCGTCAATAGTCATAATGATAGTATCCCCGGTCATCTCGATAGCGCCCTAGGTGTATTTACGCCAGATAATGAATGGGATAATGATAGCTATACGTGGAACGGGGAATTTGATGTTTGGGTGCGTTTTGATTCAGACTATAACGCCTTTGCCATTAGCAGCCGTAACGGGCAAGAATTGATTGCTACAGCCAGTATTGATCTGATTGAAGTGAAGCGATAATTACATAATTTATTGCATTAAAAAAGGCGTGTATTCGGCTAAAATTTAGCCATGAAACGCATTCCTATTCAGTTACAAACCCATTTACAACAGCCCGCTACCACCTGGTGTTTATTATTACAGGTGCAGTGCAAAAATGGCACCGTATTTGGTTTTACCACACTGGATGCGGATATAACCTACAACGATGGTGCGGGGGAAATTATTTACCGCGCTGCCAATGGGCTAGCCCCACAACGCTTGCAAGCAGCGGCTGATTTTGGCGTAGATAATACCGATTTTGGCGGCGTTGTGACCGATACCGGTATTACGACACAGCAGATAGTGTCGGGCCTGCTGGATTATGCGCACGTGGCGTTGTATCGGGTGAATTATTTAAACCTCAATCACGGCCATGAGATTGTGATGTTTGGCACCTGTGGGCAAACGCGATTATATGGCAATCAGTTTAGTTGTGAGTTTCGCTCTTTAATGCAGCAAGCGCGGCAATCCATTAGCAGCGTGTATTCACTCACCTGCCGCGCCGATTATGGGGATAAGCGTTGCGGCTTGCCCTTTCAGTGGTATAACGCGCAGGTCAGTGCGGTTAATAAAGACGACCCCCGGCGTGATTTTTTCTCCAGTGACTTAGATCACTTTGCTGCGCCTGGTTTATTTGATTTAGGTATTATCCATTGGCTCAGTGGGGCCAATGCCGGGCAAGAAACAGAAATAGAAACCCATTTAGTGAATGGCCGTTTAATCCTATCGTTTCCATTAGGCTTTGCCATCAAAATAGGCGATCAATTTAGGATTCGGCAAGACTGTGATAAAACATTTGATACCTGTAAGGCACGGCATAATGCGATTAATTTTAGAGGGGAACACTTAACCCCGATTGCCGATACCAGTGTATATACCGGTGCTGAAGCTCGCGCGCCAGAGGTAAAACAAAGCAAGGGAATTATTAGCAGCGCATTAACGATTGCCGGGGCGATTGTGGGCGCATTTTTTGGCGGCATGGCGGGCGCGAATTTGGGTATTATGTTGGGCAGTATCGTAGGCGGTGCATTGGAATCTCCTACGCATTATAAAGGCCCGCGTTTAGCCGATGCGTCCACGCAGGTGAGCACCGTAGGCGGCATGATTGTTTTTGGTTATGGCCGGTTTGTCACAGCCGGTAATGTGATATGGACAACGCCCTTACGCGAAACAGAAACAACCAAAAAATCAGGCAATATCCTGACAGGAAAAAGCAAAACAACCACCTATCATTATTGGCGCGATTATGCCATAGCGGTCTGTCAAGGCCCTATTTATGGCTTTCAATGGATTAAACGCAACGGCAAGAAAATCTGGCCGCTGGCAATCGAAAATCCGCCGCCACCTAATCCCCCGCACGGGCATCAAAGTAAAGCCAAACGATTAACCTCTAGAACCGCGCGCAGGCGACATGAAGCGAATAAAAAATGGAAAGATGACTGGTCAAACTACCGTGGACAATGGGCTATAAAACATTTAATTGTTCATTATGGTAGTGCTGATCAATTGCCCGATACAGTGATCAGTGATCGAGAAAAAACGGCCATCTCTGCCTTTAAAGAATTGGCCTATATTGTGGTAAATAATGAGGAACTCACCGATAGCGCCGGGGCCATTCCAAGCTTTGAATTTTGCGTTATTGCCAGCCCGCCAGAGGTGTATGTCACGAGCCGGCCCTTTCCCTTACGTGAAACCGATCACCTGCGTCTGAATGCCCAGCCGCAAACGATTCAAGTACGCTCTATTCTGCAATGTAGTACCCACCATGATCATGCAGGATTATTAAGTTATAGACCGCAATTTATTAGGTTGAAATCAACCACATTTCTTAGTCATGATGATTATCATGATACATTAGAAACATTAAGCTATAGACCGCAATGTATTAAACTAAAATCCTTGCTGCTTAGCCATGATAACCATTCCGATACATTGGATAAATTAAACTATACCCCTCAATCGATTACCCTTAAACACGCATTACTGAGCCATGACAACTATAATGACAATGTCGATTTAAGTTATAGTCCCCAATTTATTAAAATCACATGAGCACTGTTTCTATTCCCGCTATTGGCATGAGAGTGAAAGGTCGTTATCAGGTGCAACGTATTAAGGCCAATAACGGCCAGATAATACAGTCTTCACCATGGACGAATAATCTAATTACCGATGCGGGGAAACGTGTGTATATTTCTAGCGCTAGAAATATTCCTCTCACATTAGCCGTAGGAACGGGTAACTCTGCGCCTCATGCCAGCAATCTGGCGTTAGATAACGCTATTTATCGAACCAGTGCGGCCGGTTCAGAAGCCTTACCCAGTGTATTTACAGAAGACGGCGGTACGCTAAAATCACTGTATCGCTTTCGGTTTTATCCCGGGCAAGCAACGGGCAATATCAGTGAATTAGGTATTTATTTGGGTTTGCCGGGTTATCCCGATTTTACCTTGTTCTCACGCGCCTTAGTGCGGGATAGCCACGGTAATCCGACCACAATTACGGTACTCAGTGATGAATATCTGGATGTGTATTGGGAGATTACATTAGAAGTGGCCGGGAGAACGACAGGTACGTTTCCTTTATATAATAAAGATGGCACTACCAACACGCTAGATTGGGTAATGAAACCGGCAGCGGCGCATTGGTGGTCGGTACGTCATGATTCGAATTACTTGGCGCAGCCGCAAATTAGTCCTTACGGCTATTATACGTGCCTAAGCAATAGTATAACCACTGAACCCGGCTACAACGATGAAGATCCGCCGGGCATGACGGGTTGGCACGCGCCTAATAATGGGGCAGCGCTGCCTTATGTCGATGGCAGCTATTATAGGGATTATGAATATACGTGGTTATTAGACCGGGCAAATGTAAGCGGTATTAATTGTTTTCGGCTGTATATTGGCCCCGGCCATTTATGGATTTATTTACCTAACCATAGTATTGATAAAACACATATGGATACCTTAACGATTCGTTTTAGATTAAGTATTGCATGATTCCAGAGAATGTACTTTCCAGTCAGGCGGTCGTCAATGGGTATCCTGATCCGGTTAAACAAGCAGAGGATTTTTTAATTGATTGGGAGCGCGCCGGTATCGGTTTAAATAATCCCAGCGCCGGGCTGGAATACCAAGTATGGCAGCTTCAGGTACGTGAAGATAACACCGATCCGGGCCAGTTTGATTTTTTTATTAGCGCGCCCAATCATGCCGAATCGGTGTTGTTTCGTTACCCCGATGTGACCGAAGCAGCGCTGTCGTTTGATCAAAATATGCGCCCGTTTGTTGCCTTTATGGCCGCGAAAAAGGCGTATATCTATTGGTATGACAGCGCCACGGCCAGCCAAACGATCAGCGCCTTGCCCGATGGGATCACGTCCCCGCGCTGCACCATTGACGAAAAACGCCGGTTTAATAGCGCTGTTTCCGATAACGTGCTGGCGTATATTCGCAACGGCTGGCTGTGTGTGCGCTACCAGCGCGACCGTTATACCGTGGAATACCCGCTGTGTGAAACCGGCCCGGATGCGCAATTAGTCTCCATGGCGACCACTCGCAGCTTGCGCGTGCAGTGGCGTATTCGCCGTTTTAGCGCGCCCACCGACGCGCGCCATACGGTGCAGCGTGATCCTTTATTAGCCGATGTGGTGCATGATCTCTACCGCCGCGCGGGCGTGCCGGTGGAGCGCATTAACGTCACTCATTTGTATACGCACCACGTCGGCGGGTTTAAGGTCGGCATCGAAGGCGGGGCCGATACGATGATTGATAGCTTGCGCAGCGCCTACTTTTTTGATCCTGTCGAATGGGACGGCCAATTGCACGCCATTCCACGCGGTTTGAGCGCGCCCGTGGCACACATTCCTGCCAGCGCATTGCTCGCCCGCGATGACGGCCCGCTGACCATTACCCGCGTACAAGAAGCCGAATTGCTGCGCCGCGTCAACGTCACGGCGCTGGATGCGGCTATTGATTTTCTGCCCAATAGCCAACGGGCTGAACGGCGTTCGCATACCGTGGCCGCGCGGGCAGAACGTTCCTTTGAATTGCCGATCACGACGAATGCCGATGAACAGGCGACGATTGCCGCGCGCACGCTCAAAGCCGCATGGGGCGAACTGCACCGATTTAGCTTTGAATTGCCGCTAACATGGAGTTATTTAACGCCTACAGACGTGATCACCCTTACCGATGACGCTAACCGCTACTGGCGCATGCGCATTGAAAGCGTGGAAGAAGAAGCCGGGCGCTTGCTTATTGAAGCGGTGGATGATGCGCCATGGGCCTATCAGGTGCAGGCGCACGGGGCAACGTCGAGCGCGCCGGTGGACGATGGCACACAGGGCAGCCCCGGCCTCAGTGAAGTGCTGCTGCTGAATATGCCGCTGCGGCATAACGCAGAAGCGGCGCATGACACGTGGGGTTATTACGTGGCCGTGATGGGCTGGGGCCAAGGCTGGCGCGGCGCAGACCTGGAAATCAGCCTTGATGCGGGCGTGAGCGTTGCCTATGAGATCGCCATTTCCGGTAATAGCCTGATTGGCACCTTAGTCAATGACTTCAATCCAACCGACACCCTCCTCACCGTGCAATTTCCCGTGCCATTGGCCCAATTAGGCCAGCGCCTGCCCACCTCCACCGATGCGGCCGGGCTGGCCGCCTTTGCTAACGAAGTGGCTGTTGAGCATGAAGACGGCACATGGGAAATACTTCAATTTCAAAGCGTTACGCCGGTTAATGAGGACACCTTGGCCCTCTCTGATCTCGACCGTGGCCGCTATGACACCGACATCGTGCCTATCGAAGACGGGATGAAAGTGGTGTTTTTAAGCCAAGCGCTGGAATTTTTCCCCTTACCGGATAGCTTAGTGGGCCTTGATGTGCACCTACGCGCGATCAGTCACGGCGAAGATGACCCCGAAAGCGTGGAATGGGACGATTTTCCTGCACCGGCATTCATAGAAAATCAGCGCGAATGGCCGCCGCTGAATGTGCAGGCCAACCGCGACCCGGCCAGCAACGATGTGACCGTCACCTGGCAGCCCCGCCCGCGTCTGGATTTAGGCACTACACCCCGTCATAGCCACCACTTCACCGGCTACCGCATTGACTGGTCAGATGGAACGAGTGAAACCCTGTCTGACCCGCACGCCACCAGCCACACCCGGCTAAACGTTCCCGAAAACACCAGCCTAACCGTCACCGGCTTAAATGCCCTCACCGGCGCAGGCCGTTCTAGCGTGAGTATAAATAGCTAAAAATAAGTGAAAAAAGAGAGCTAATGAGTAAACCCCTTTTGCATTATGCCAGCATATGCAGTGGCATAGAATCAGCCCATATTGCTTTATCGCCATTAGGTTTTAAGTTGAAAACGGCGATGCTAAGCGGAATAACGTGACTGTAAATTAGCGGATTTTTCGGGATAGAAACGAGAAAAACACTTGACATTAGCCCCTTTAGGGCTATAATCATATTCATGGGTAGCGCACAGGGCGCGACCCGAAACCGAAAAGAGGAATGCAGCAATGGACGAAAAAACTCGCCTTGAACTGGATGAATTACACGCACGTATTATCAAATTAGGTGCGGAAACCGCTAAACTCAATAGTGAGGCCATTAAGGCCAATACAGAAGCCGCTAAATTTGATGATGAGCTGCGCGCCCGTCTTATTAAGATGAGTGCGGAAACGGCTAAATTAAATGCTGAAATTGTTAAATTAAGTACAGAAAACCGATGGTATCCGATGGTCGGTGGCGCTGCATTTTTTGCTGCTGCAATGGCCGTTGTAAAAATCATTTTATAACACATCTACAAAATAAGCGCCTATTAATGAGGCGCTTATTTATTCAATATGATCAATACAATTACCGATTATTCGCCGCCTACAACTACCGATTTGCAACAACTGAAAGCTAAGTTAGGCTATACCAGTGAGCAAATGGCTGACTTATTAGCCATTGCTGGGGGCAATCAATGGCGTAAATATACTGGCGGGAAAAAACCTCGCTGTTTAGGAATGCACTATCTTTTTTTTCTTGCTGCACGCCTAACATTAACCCCTACCGATTTTGAGCGTGTGTTATATACCATGCAAGAATTAGGTGCCGATTTCTCCTTTCAAGCCAGGCATAGCTCAAACAGCCAATAACTTCACATCCGCCCGGCATTCAAACCCACTTAAACGCTGCAAATCGGCAAATTCAAGGATAGTGCCTAGCATGGGTTTCTCCCTCATTTTTTGGTGGAAAAG